CGAAGCGGAAATCCGGCGTGTGCTCGAAGCCGACGAACTCCGTGTCGTCGCCAGCCTGACGCTCGATAGCGGGCAGGTGACGCTCGGGACGGGCGTCCGGAACCTGGAGTCCATGGCCCTCAACACCCTCGGGTCCGATGGCCGGATTGAGGTGGTGACGCCGGAACGCCTGTTCTGGTTCCGGGGTCTGTTCGGTCAGGTGGCCGGCATTCCCCGGTTCGCGTCACTCGTCAATGGCGATGTCCTCCTCGCCCCGACCCCCGATACCAGCTACTCGGCGGATGTGGTCTACTCGGCGGCGCTGGTGCCGCTGGAAACGACCAGTCCCAACTGGCTCCTCACCAACCATCCGGATGCGTACCTCTGGGGGACGCTGGATCAGTCGGCGCCCTTCCTCCGGGAGGACGAACGGAGTGCCACCTGGCGGCCCCGGTTCGACCGGGCGCTGGAGCAGCTCAAGGCGCAACGGGATCGCGCCGCGTACGGCACCAATACCCCGGTGGGGATGCCCCGCCGCTCTCTGTAGGAGACGACCATGGCTGATTCGACGACCTCCGGGGATCTCGGGCTCACCAAGCCCGAGGTGGGTGCCAGCCGCTCGACCTGGGGCACCAAACTGAATACCAATTTCGACGACATCGACACGGCCGTGACGGCCATCTCCGATGTCGCGGATGGCGCGCTGCCCAAGGCAGGTGGCACCATGACGGGCGACATCACCCTGACCGGCCACAAGCTGATCGGGGCCAAGATCATCCATCCCTATCCCATCGAGATCACGGCTTCGACGCCGACCCCGGGTGGGGGATCGGTGACCGTCAACTACGCCACGTCGAATGTAGCGAATGTCGGGACCGTGAGCGGAACAACGCTGTCCGTCACGATCTCGAATCGACCGGCGGGTAGTGTCAGTGGCGACTTTCACCTCGCCTATCTATTGGGCAACTTCACCGCGACCAACGGCTGTGTCATCACCTTCGCGGACAGTTTCGTCTATCGCCTCGGACTGGGCGAGGTCGTTGATTCCATCTATGGACCAGACACCTTCCATTACTGGTCCGTCAAGGGGAAAGTGTGCATTCCCATCATGATCCAATCCACCTGATGGCGCGCACCAGCCTCAAGCTCCCGCCCGGCCTCTGGCGGAACGGGACGCGGTATCAGTCGCGGGGCCGCTGGTACGACGCGACCCTGATGCGCTGCTACGAGTCCACCATCCGGCCCATGGGCGGGTGGACGGAACTCGAAGCCACGGGCATGACGACCTACGAGATCGTGTCCCAGTACCGGGATTCCTTCACGGGGACAGCGGCCGAGACGCTGGCGGACCATGACCCCGACCTGCCGTTGGCCCAGACCTACGACAACAACGGCACCAAGTTCGAGATCGGGGCAGATAACGCCTCGGTCATCGTCGCCGTCGCGGGTCGCGACAACACGATCCACTTCGCTTCGATGTCCCAGAAGGTGACACTCGGCACCACATTCCAGATGTGGGCCGACATCGACGCGGTCTCCAAGGCGGGCGTGGATGCCTCGACCAACGATGGCGGTGTGCTCGGGTTCGGGCTCGCCAAGTCGTCTGACATCGCCAGCGGCGCCTCGATCGGCGTGGTCTGGAACTGGGGCTTCAATGGCGGCCACCTCCTGATCTCGTTCAACGCCAAACGCGGTGGCAGTGTCAGTGGCTATGAGGTGCCCTACGCCAGCTACCCGACCGATGGCAAGTTCCGGGTCGGCTGTACCTGCACCAAGAGTGGGAACGACTGCACGGCCATGACCGTCTGGCTCGAACCGTATGGCGGGAACTACGCCAGCCGGAACACGGTCTATACCGTGTCTTCCGGACTCGGGGCGGGCAACAACCTGCTGCAAGGTGATCTCCAGTTCGGGCTCCATGCCCAGGTGGACACCCTCGGCGCGCATCCGGCCGACCGGGTGCAGCTCGACAACCTGGAGTTGTCCACCGACCCCACGCCCATCGACCCGACCGAGATCACGCTGGACGGGGCACCGCGCACGGTGATCGGCTGGCGGGGGATCGACGGGAACCAGTTGCTCGCGTTCGGCACCAATACCCATCTCTACGCCCAGAGCGTGGGGATTCTGTATGACATCACGCCCTCGGGGTTTACCAGCGGCGCGATCGACACGGACTACACGCCGGCCGCCCCATCCGATCCCGCCTCCGTGTATGGGGAAGGGGACTATGGCGTGGGTCTCTACGGGGCGGCGGACCCGGCGCAGCAGTCGGTGGGGCTGGCGGCGGTCTGGCACCTGGATACGTTCGGCGAGTATCTGGTCGGCTGCTGCTCACCCAATGACGGCCTCCTCTATTTCTGGCCCAAGGACCCGAATGTCGTCGCCACGACCATGGATGGCTATGGCGGCATCCTGACCAGCAACGGGAGCAATGTCGCGGATACTGAGACCGTCGTGATCGGCGGGACGACCTACACGTTCAAGCCGTCCGTGAGCGCCACGGCCAATCAGGTGTTGATCGGCGATACGGCAGCGGACAGCCTCCAGAACCTCTTCTACGCCATCGGGGCCGATCCCACCTACGCAGGCATCAAGTTCGGGCTGGAGACGGTGGCCCATCCGGACGTGATCCCGACCACGGTGACCACGACCCAGTTGCGGGTCATGGCCCGGGTCGGTGGCGTGGTGAGCATCGCCACGACCGAGAGCTCCGGCACCCTCAGTTGGGCGCATACGACGCTCACCGCTGGCGATGGGCAGGCCGCGCCGGATAACAATGTCGGCGTGGTGGTGACGCCCGAACGGTTCGTGTTCGCGCTCGGCGCCAATGGCGAGGCGCGGCGGGTGGCGTGGCCCAGTCAGGAGACGCTGACCGACTGGACGCCCAGTCCGACCAATACGGCGGGTGGGTTCAATCTGGAGGGCGTCGGCAATATCGTCGCGGGACGCCGAGCCAAGAACGAGACCCTGATCTGGACCGATGACGACCTCCACGCGGCCCGCTACATCGGGGGCCAACTGGTCTACAGCTTCGAGAAGATCGGCAGCAAGTGCGGGCTCGTGGCCCCGGGTGCGGTGGCCATGGTGGATACCAAGGCCATCTGGATGGGGAACCGGCAGTTCTTCGTCTATGACGGCTATGTGTCCTCCGTGCCGAGCGAGGTGGCGGATGCGGTGTTCCGAGACTTCAACTACGACCAGCGGCAGAAGGTGAGTGCCATGACCTTCAGCCGGTTCGGCGAAGTCTGGTGGTTCTATCCCTCGGCCGGTTCCAGCGAGTGCAATCGCGCCGTCATCTGGAACTATCGCGAGAACCACTGGATGCTGACGCCGATGGATCGGACCTGCGGCACCGATGCCGGCGCCCTCGCCAATCCGGTCTGCTGCACCTATACCACGAGCGGCGTGGGCAAGGTGTTCGAGCACGAGACCGGGTTCGACCACCCGGATGTCAATGACGCCGGGTATGACAAGGACAACGCCAGCAACGTGCAGGTGAGTCCGTTCATCGAAAGCGGGCCGATCGAACTGGGCGATGGCGAGCAACTGATGTATGTGAGTCAGATCGTGCCGGATGAACTGACGCTGGGCGATGCCGAACTGTCGCTCTACACGGCGATGTACCCCACGGAACCCGAGGGGGGCTCGACTCCGGGATCGACCGAGGTGCTGCGGGGACCGTTCACGGTCAACAAACTCACCAGTGTGCGGTTCACGGGTCGCCAGGTGCGGGTGCGGCTCGACCAGAAGAACGGCACCGACTGGCGGGTGGGCGCCCTGCGGCTGGATGTGCAGCCGGCGGGACGGCGATGACTCAGATCATCTTCCCCCGGATTCCGGCCCCGCTCCTCAAGTACGACCGGGACAACGAGGCGGCGTACCGGCTGGCCGTGGAACAGATCCTCCGGCAACTGTCCACCGCGATCGCGGAGGGGAGTGGGACGCCGACGCCCCGGATGTCGATGGGCGAACTCGGCTGGTACGGCAACACGACCGCCACGGTGATTACCACGGCGGATACCTGGACCCGGGTGGCGCCCGTGGCCGGGACACTGGGTGCCCACGAGGAGTTCACCAGCAAGGCGAACGGGCGGTTGAATTACAGTGGCCCCGTGACCACGATCCTGCATATGGGCTGCACGCTGTCGGTCAAGTCAGCGGGGCCGAACGATGTCATCAAGGCGATCATCTACAAGAACGGCGGTGTCAACGGGAACAACGAGTATACCAGCGGCACCGCTCTGACGAATGGCACCGTGCAGGACAAGACCCTCTTGGCGAGCGATCTCATCAGTACCGCGATCCATGTGATGCCCACAGCGGTGCAGCCGGGCGACTACTTCGAGCTGGCAATCAAGAATGTCAGTGATGGCGATGACCTGACGGTCACGGAAG